AGGATAAGAAAAAGCAAGGGATACTTCCCTATGGAAAAGAAAGATTTTGCTAATGTTTGGGATATAAGTGAAAGACAAACTAGAACACTATTAAACAAATTTAAAGACTTAGGTATAATAGCAGAAGCCACAATAGAAACAGCAAAAGAAATAAGCACACAGTTTTATATGAATCCATTATACTTACACAATGGCAACAGAATTAATTTTACTTTATACAGAATATTTGAGAAGCAATTAAAACCGTACCTACCACCATGGGTTATAATCGAATTTGAGAAAGGTTTGGAAGAAAATGGGTAAAGACGGAAATGTATATGAAGTACCACAACTATACCCTAAGCAAGTAGAATTTTTTAAATCAACAGCTAAATATACTGCATATGGTGGAGCGAGAGCTGGGGGAAAGATTGTCAGTTATGATAGTTCAGTTTTGACACCTTTTGGATTTAAGAACGGCAGAGAACTAGAAGTTGGAGATTTAATAAATAACCCTGATGGTTCGGTACAAAGAATTATTCAAATTAAACCAGAAGTTGAATTAGAAAAATGGAATGTAGTATTTAGCGATGGAACTAAATTACCTGTTGCTAAAGACCACTTATGGAAGGCTTGGAAAGCTAATAAGTCTAGAAAGATAAAAAATAAAAGAGTTAGTGGTGAAGATTCTGCAGAGATAATAGAAACTCAAACACTAAAGGAATGGTTGGAGAGAGGTTACACACCACAAGTACCTGTATGTGAAGCACAACCGTTTAATGTTACCACTAAAATGAAATTAATGGATTCATACCTTATAGGTGTATTACTAGGAGATGGTTGTACGACTTCTTCTAATATAACACTAACTTGTAGCAATGATGATAAAGAACATTATTTAAATGCCTTTGAACATAAGTATGATGTTAATTCTACTACTAATCAAACTATAAGGTTTAATGGCGAAAGCAACAAAGAAATTAAAGAGTTCCTTGACAAATTAGGATTGCTTGGCAAAAAATCTCAGAACAAGTTTATACCAAGAGTTTATAAATATTCCAGTATAGATAGTAGATTAGAACTTATTAGAGGCTTAATGGATACTGATGGATACAACAGTCCTAATAAAGGTGCTTGTTATTATTATTCGGTTAGTAAACAGCTAGCAGAAGATGTTGCATTTGTGCTTAGAAGTCTAGGTGCACTAGTAACTATAACAGATAAAATAGGTTCTTATGTAGATGGAGAAGGAAATAAAGTCGAGTGTAGAAAATGTTACAAGTTATATATAAGATATAAGGACGCAGATGAATTATTTTCATTAAAAAGAAAAAAACATGGAAAGAAATGCCAAACTGTTAACAAAAGAGTTATAGATGTAGAAGTAGGTGGAACAGTAAAAGGAAGATGTATAACCGTTAGTAACCCTAATGGATTATACGTTACAGATGATTTTATAGTTACGCATAACAGTTTCGCACTAAGAGAGAAATTAGTTCTTTTGTGTTTATATCACCCGGGTATGCAGATATTACTTATAAGACGTACGTTAAAGGACTTACGTAAAAACCATGAGATTCCTTTAATGAGAAAGTTGAAAACTGAAACAAAGACTAAACGTATAGCAAGATATGATAAACAGAATAAAGAGTTTCATTTTCCTAATGGTTCAATACTATCACTTGGTTATGCAGCTACTGATGCCGATTTAGAACAGTATCAAGGACAAGCATATGACGTTATAGGAGTAGAAGAAGCAACACAGTTTACCGAACATCAACTAAGAACTTTAACTGCTGCTAACAGACGTTCTCCTTACCTACAAGGTGAATTTGAATCAAGAATGTATTTCACGTGCAATCCGGGGGGCTCGGGGCATAGCTACATTAAGAGATTATTTATTGATAGAGATTATGAAGATGATGAAGATCCTAACGATTATTACTTTATACAAGCGTTAGTATATGATAATCCTTTTATACTAGAGAATGACCCAGGATATGTTAAATCACTAGAAAACTTACCGGAAGAACAACGTAGAGCATGGTTATATGGTGAGTGGGATGTATTTACAGGACAGATGTTTAAAGAGTTTAAACGTGATAAGCACGTAGTTAAACCATTCAGTATACCTAGACATTGGGATAGATACATAGCGTTTGACTATGGACTTGATATGACCGCAGCTTTATGGTTTGCAGTAGATGAAGATGGAATTATATATGTGTATAAAGAACTACACGAATCAGACTTAATATTATCAGACGCGGCTAGCAAAATGTTGGAGATGACATTACCTAGTGAGATTATAAGAGGTAAAATAGCACCACCTGACTTATGGAGTAGAAGGCAAGAAACAGGTGTATCTGGTGAAGAAATAATGATACAAAACGGTTTGTTTGGTTTAAGAAAAGCGGACAATGACAGGGTTAGAGGTTGGAGATTAATAAGGGAATTGCTAAGAGATAAGACTACAAGATATGGTGATTCTAAACCGCAGTTGCAAATATTCGAAAACTGTAAAACACTTATTAAAAACTTTCCATTACTACAAGCAGATGAAAGAAAACCAGAAGATGCTGCTACTGAACCACACGATATTACACACATAATGGATGCACTAAGATACTTTGTTGCAACTACACGTCAAGGCAATAGTATTAGAGCACCAGAACCAACAAATAGTGAGTATGAATTTAAAACTATTGAGAGTAGAGAGGAGTCAAGTTATTATGCTTAATTTATTAATAGTAAGTATTATATTATTTCAATTATCATTAACTGCTTTAGGGGTAGCATTTTTCTTAATTAAAAGAAATAAAGAAGTAGTTAAACTAGAAGAAAAGAATAGAGAGTTACAAAATGCACTTGATAAAAGCAAGATGTCGGACAGTAATTTTTACGGATAAAGGTGGTGAATTATGAAGGATTATGAAGATGGATTAGTAGGAAAAATACAACAAGATATTGAAGATTCCATAGAACACAAAAGCACTAAAGCAACAGAATGGGAAGATGAAAGAAAGTGTTACGTAGGCGACCAATGGAACTTATCTTTTATGAAACAGAAGAAAGATAGGAGGACTAAAAGACCTTCAAGTACAGATAATATTATATTCCCAGCAGTTGATTATAAGAAGTATGTACTAACTGCTAACACACCAGATACAGTAGTAAGAGTATTAACACCAGACATATTAGATGATGGCGAATTAGATGATAAGTCTAAAATGTTAACTAACACAGTAGAAAGTATTTTGTATAGAAACAGATATGAAATGACTTGGACAAGGGTTATATTACAAGGACTTATGCATGGACCTCTTATTGGTAGAGTTGCATGGGATGGAGATAGAGTTGGTGGTGCAGGTGAAGATAGATACATTGGAGAAGTAGATGTTGACTATATTAAAAAGGAAGATTTCTTTGCAGACCCATCAGTAGACGATTGGGAACGTAACTTACAAGATTGTAGTTTTGTAATAGAAAGACAGACTAAAGATTTATCTTGGTTTAAAAAGAAGTATAAAGATAAAGCACACTTAGTACAACCTAATGAGGATATAAAAGAAGGTAGAAGAAATGAAGATAACACCTATTTGTACTTATATTATCATAAAGGCACTCCAAAAGAAATCCCGTCAAAGTGGAAAGAAATATTTAATAACAGGAAAGAACGAGCCGATAATCCTTTATCCGAAAAGAAATACGAAGGATATAGTAAAGGTGAATTTGAAGGAGTACATTTAGCAGTATATACAGACAATGTTTTATTAGAATACATACCATATATATATGAAGATGGCTTATATCCATTCTCTTACAAGGTTATTCACGTTGATGAACATAATCAATGGGGATTTGGAGAGATTAAGAACATGATACAACCACAAGTATTACTTAACCTAGTAGATGAGATGGAAGCAGAAGCATACTCTAAACAAGGTTTAGGTGGATATATGTATCAAAAAGGTGCATTAAATCCACAACAAAAGAAAGCATTACAGGAAAACTCACATAAAGGTGGTTCTATCACAGAGGTAGACTGGTTACAAGGAATACAAGAACAAAAAGGACCAGGTGTACCTAACAGTATATTTAACTATAAGTCATATAAATATAATATGGCAGGAGAAATTGGTGGTTATACTAATATTCAGAAGGGTGAAACTAAATCTGGTACACCTTGGAAGGCTATTAAAGACTTAGGTGCTAGAGCAGACACTAGAACAGTAGGACTTATAAACAAAGCTAGTATGTTTCATAGAGAGATAGTAGAGCTGATTATAAGCCGAATTAAAGAGTTTTATACTGGTAGAAGGGCTTTCATAGGCTTTGAGAATAATGTACCGTTTAAAATGGAATTTGAACCCGGATATATAAAGGAACAATGGAAACGTGAGATTTCTAATGAAGAAGGAATGAAAGAAGAAGTTATAGAAGATTATTACCCAGAGATGGATATAAGAGTAAACATTGTAGATGCTAAACCAACAGAGAGAGAATATTACATTAACTTAGCAAATATGATGCACGATAGAGGTTTGATAGATAGACAATCCTATCTTGAAACAATAGAGAGTGGTAAATTACCACAGAAAGAAATTATATTACAAAGACTTAATGAATTAGAACAACAACAAATGGAAGCATTAATGGCAGAACAACAAATGGAACAAGGTGTAGGACAAGCACCACCACAACAAGGTAATCTAGGAGTACCAAATCAAGAGTTTATGTATGAAGATATGAACAAATAATATGCCCGACCATAGGCAAGGAGGAAACAAATGAGTGAAGTAACTAATGAAAATGTAACAAATGATACCAATGTAGAAACAAGTGAACCAACTGTAAATGATTCACAACAAGACCAATCGGTTGAAGCAGATGTTGAAACTACTGATAACACCAATCAAGTAGAAGATACACAGAATGATACCGAAGTAGATGTTGATACTAACACAGACGATACATCAGAAGCGTCAGAATCCGATTTAAGCGAACTTTTAAGACAGGTTGAGTCAAAGGTTAAGTACATGGATAAAAACGTTCAAATCAAGGATATAGACGAGCTAGTCAACAACTATCAAAAAGGTCTTGATTATGAAAGACAAGTAGAGAAGAAAGCTAATTTAGAAAACCAACTAAATAGTTACAACGAACTTGTCAATAAATTGTATCCAGAACAAATTAAGGATACTAACCAATTATTCGATGCACTAATAAAAGCAGAAATAAAAGATATAGAAACTAAGTATGCAGAAAAGTATGATGGAGATGACTTGCAAAAGGTTCTTAGGGGAGATGACCGATATAGAGAACTTAAAGATCTAAACCCTAATGACTTCTCTAAAGAAGAAGTTGTTGAAAAGTTTGACAATGATGTTAAAACTATAAATGAATCTTATGGAGAAAACTTTGACTCTTACAAAGATATACCAATTGAAGTTAGAGAAAAAGCAGCCGATAACAACCTTCCATTAGTAGAAGCATATAAATTAGTTAATTTTGACAAAATATTAAATGACAAATTAGATAAAACAAAGAAGTCCTTAATGGCAGAACTTAGTGAAAACAAACAAAAGACAACACCAAAGAATAAATCTAAATCAAACGTAGAGTCTAAGTTCTACACAGAGGAACAACTTAAAAGTATGTCTGAACAGGATATGCTAAAGAATTGGGATAAGGTAACTAAATCCCTAAAAAAACTACAAAAATAATGGAGGTAATATAGATGAGCACTGTATCCAATTTTATACCGCAAATATGGAACGCAAAGGTAATTAGAGAATTAGAAAACAACTTAGTTGGTAAGCAAATTGCCAATATGAATTATGACGGTGAGATTAAACAAAAAGGTGATACTGTATTTTTCAACAGTTTGGGCGATGTAACAGTTAATTCTTATTCTGGTACTGTATCATATGAAGAACTTAGTGATGAGCAAGTTGCTATGGTTATAGACCAAGCAAACTATTTTGCATTTAACGTACAGGATATTGACGCAGCACAGGCTAATGTAGATCTTAAAAATTCACAAGCACAAAGAGCAGCTTATGAGTTAGCAAATAAGTGCGACCAATATATACTTGGACTTTATGCAGAAGCAGCTAATACTGTAACTGATGCTACTTGTGATAGTTCTACAATTATATCTGACATATCAGAAGCAGGAGTATACTTAGACGAGCAGAACGTACCACAACAAGGTAGATACCTAATTATATCACCATGGGTTAGAGCTAAACTTGAATTAGCAGGTGTAGTATTCTCAATCAATGATGGTATTAAATCTGGTACTGGTGGATTAGCATGGGCTGACTACTTAGGATTTAAGATTTATGTGTCTAACAACCTAACAAACGCTGCATCTAGAAGTGCTGCAACAGAATGTCTTGCACTTTCTGGTGACGCTATTGCATTTGCACAACAAATAATGAACACAGAAGATGTTAGAAGAGAAACTTCTTTTGCTACCGCAGTAAGAGGATTACACGTATTTGGTGCTAAAGTTGTTCAACCTAAACATATGGTTAGAATGTCCTTAACTTACGCAGCAGAAACAGCAGTTTAATATAGATTAATAAAATATAGGAGGTAATATAGATGGCTGTAACAATTACTAATTCGCAGGTAACTGCATATGACGATGTAGGAGCGGTAACTTCAAACGCCGCAACCGAAACAACAGTAGACACCGCAGAGGTATTTACTTATACACCTACTGCTGCTGCTAGTGGAATACTTATTAGAGTTTATACTGAATCTGGTGCTACTATGAGTGTAGCTGCCGGAAATAGAGTATTCTCTGGACAGGATTATGTAGAAACATTAGCCGCAGGAACATATATAACAAAACTTGACTTAGGAAAATATATCAACGATAATGGTGAAGTAGAAATTACTTTCACACCAGCAAGTGGTGAAGCATTATTAACAAATGCTGCATTGACAGTTGAAGTATTAGAATCGGATATAGACACACAATAATATGGGTTTGGGGTAGGTAAAACTACCCCTTATTCAAAGTAAGAGGTGATTAAATGATATTTTATGGAAAACCATTTGAGTTAGTTAAAGTGCAAAGAAAAAAACAATTTGGTAAAAGATTAGGCAGACCTAAATTATTAAGATTTGATAAAGATGGGATACTAAGAGTTGATGATGAAAGAATTGCTGAAAGAATGAAACGTAGATATAAGACTGGTGATTTACCACCATTAAGATATGAAGGTAAAGATATAACTATTGAAGAAATGGAAAAGTTGAAAAGAACGGAGTTATTTAAAATAGCAGAACCGTTAAAAATAAATGAGTATTGGAAATTAACAAAAGATGAGTTAGTAAAAAAGATAAAGCATATTTACTTAAAGGAGGAATAATTTATGTCTAGTTCACTGCAACAAGCTCAAGCAGATTTAACAGTAACCGGTTACGGACAAAAAGGTGGCATATTATTAACTGACACTACAGAGATTACCGGCGCTTTTAGAATGCTTATAGTATTAGAAGATGCAGTTTTTACAACGTTAACAACTGAATACACCAATAACGATGATACGACTTTAGCAACTGGTTCAGATTGGGGAACTCTTTACACAGGGTTTGTTTTTTCTGGCAAGATAACTTCTTGTAAATTAGTGAGTGGCAAAGTTTTATTGGTAAAATAGGAGGTGATTTAATGAATACATTTGGATTTAATGGTAATGGCGGTTTAAATTCAACCGTTGACGACCATGAAGAAAGAATAACTGAATTAGAAGTTCCTTACTTTGGACTAGAGTGGAATCAAACAACAGACTCATACACAAGATTAGGAAAAGCTTTTGGATTATCAGTAGATAACAGTTCAAGTCCACACAACAGTGATTTTAGCGACTATTATCCTTGGAAAGGCATTAGACGTTGCAACATACAAACTGATGGCACAGTAAACGCATATTACGGCGATAGTGGATATGCAGATGATGGTAGCAATGGACAAGTAATGGTCGAGATACCTAAATTTTATTATAAGACAATATATGACACTACAAGCGATAATATTTGGGAATGGTATATTAGCCCTGTAAAAGTTACTGGATATAAAGTACACCCTGCATTTGTAGATGGCGGTATAGAAAAAGATTTTATATATGTGGGTGCATACGAAGCGTACAACAACGGGGGTACTCTTGAAAGTAAGAGTGGAGTCTCACCAACTGTTTCTCAAACAATAGGAACCTTTAGAACACAGGCACAGGCTAACGGTAGTGGCTGGGGATTACTGGACTATACAAGTTTAACAGCGTTGCAAATGTTGTATTTAGTAGAGTACGGGGATATGTACTCGCAAAATGTACTGTCGGAAGGTATAACTGATTATAGTGCAAAAGTTGATACAGGCAAAACAATTTCGTTAGGCAACGGCAGTGGTGAAGTTGTTTATGACACAACACAACCTATGTCTTATCGTGGGGTAGAAAACTTTTACGGTAATGTATGGAAGTTTATAGATGGTATTTTAACCAAAGATGACGGTTATTATTTTAGCAAAGATATAGACAACTACAATGATGGTGGTACTAACTATAGTCACATAAGCTCAACTCCTATAACAACAGATGGATACGGTAGTAATTTTGAAAACTTAACAAGTTTTGATTTTGCTTACATGACAAATACCGTTGGCGGTTCAAGCACTACTTATTTGACGGATTATTTATATGCACATGATGCTACTGAAATTAACATATGTTTATTTGGTGGTTATTGGTATTATGGCTCGATTGCTGGCGCTTTCAGTTTGGCTTTGAGTAGTGTTGCTTCTAGTGCCTATTCGACTTTTGGCGCGCGACTTTGTTACAAATAACGACACAGGGGACTACATTAACACTGTCTTTTACATTTGGTGGTAATTGGAATAATGACTCGAATACTGACACTTTCAATTTGAATTTGAATAATGTTACTTCTAATACCAATTCGAATATTGACACACGTACTTTGTTTTTGCAGACAGGTGATGTAGAAGCCTTGGCTCTTGCCAAAATATAGACGAACAATGATGTTGTGTTAGTAATTAAATTGAAAACTCAACAAAAAAACAACAAAGAAAAGGACAATATGAAAAGAATAAACAATATATATGATAAAATAATTAGTTATGAAAATTTAGAGTTAGCTAGTATAAAAGCGGTAAAAAACGATTCTAAAAAAGACGAAATAAAACATTTTGAAGATAACAAAGAAAGACTGTTAAAAGAATTGCATTTGCAGTTAAAATCAAAAGAATATACTACTAGCGAATATAAAATATATACAATAAACGACAGAGGTAAAGAAAGAAAAATATACGATTTACCTTTTTATCCTGACAGAATTGTTCATTGGGCATTAATGTTACAACTAGAAGAAATGTTTTTAAAAACTTTTATATATGACACTTATGCAGCTATACCTAAAAAAGGCGGTCATCTAGCCTTAAAAAGAATTAAAAAGAAGTTAAATAAAGGATATAAGTATTGTTTAAAATTAGATATTGAGAAATATTTTCCGAATATAAAACAAAACATATTAAAAAGATTGTTGAGAAGGAAAGTTAAATGCAAAAATACATTATATTTGCTAGATGATATAATTGAATCAATAGAGAACGGGATACCAATAGGAAATTATACATCACAATATTTTGGTAATTTTTACTTATCATACTTTGACCACTTTTGTAAAGAAGAATTAAAACTAAAATGTTATTATAGATATATGGACGATATTGTTATATTATCTAATAACAAAAATGTGTTGCATAAGGCATTAAATAAAATGCATATTTATTTGAAAAACAAGTTAGAATTAAAAATAAAAAGCAATCACACCATTCTAAACATAGAAAAAGAAGGTATAGACTTTGTCGGCTATAGAATATATCCTAAATACGTTATACTTAGAAAGTCTATACTTAAAAATATGAAATCTAAATTAAACGGTATATTCAAACACGCTTATAAATTTAAAAGTATTACTTATAATATGAATTGCACTATACAGAGTTATTTTGGTTGGTTGAAACATTGCAACAGTTATAACCTTTACAAAAAGTATATAAATAAAATCTATCTATTAACAGGAGGTTAAATAATGGCGGAAAGTAATATAAAACCTAAAGAAGTACAAATATTAGGTGATAAAGTATTAATACATACAAACATACAAGAAGTACAAAGAGAAGATGAAAATGGTGTAAGAACTATGTACGAGTATGATGAAGAAATAGTTTCTAAAAATAAGTACATAGAAATGTTGAAGCAAGAAAACAACGAATTGGATTTAGTAGTAGAAGATTTAACACAACTTCTTATCGACAAAGGAGTGATATACTAATGAGCAAATATAAAAATTTAGATAAATATTTAGGAAAAAAAGGTAAGAAACCAAGTATTGTAAAAGTAAAGAAGGATAAGAGTTTTAATAAAATGTTAAGAGCTGAAAAAGATGAACTTTTAGAGAAAATTGCAAAGAACTTAGGATATATAGAATGATTTTTTTAGTGTCAAATTGTAATTGGGGGTGCTTTTATGTTAGTCAGCGAGCTAATAAATTGGTGTAATAACATATATGAACCAGATGAAAATACAGACTTTGAAATATCTGACACTAAATGGATTTTGTTTTTTAACGAATGCTTAAACAACATAAGACCTTATACTTTTTTATATAGTAAAGATTTGCAAAATTTGGTTTCTGGCACAACTGCATATACAGTTCCGTCTGATTTAGATGTACTACATGAAATATACAGGTGTGATGACACAACAGTAGATGAACCAGTATATGTTGAAATGGAAAGAGTTAAGGAAGAAACTATTTTAGGTTTTTATCAATATGTTTTATGGAACGATACTATATTTATATCTGACCCAGAGAAAGATGTAACTGATGGATTGAAGATTTACTACTGGAAAAAAGCAACAGACATAAAGGAAACTACTGAAACAATAGAAATAAATGACCCTTATATATTAGGGTATTATGCTTTATCAAGGATAGAATTATCAGATAGACAGACAGATGATTATGCAATACATAAGAGTGAGTATGAAGATAGACTTTATAGCTTAGCATCTAAAGCAGGTTACGATATAACGGAAATGGAGAGAGGTTGGTAAAATGGAAGTATTAAGAGTTAATAACTTCAAAGGTACAAATACAGAAGATGAAAATTTAAGTCCTAATGTACTTCCTTTTGCTTACAATATAGACACATCTAAAGGAAGGTTGTCTAAGAGATTAGGTTATGCCTCTTTAGTAGATATAGGTTCTACTGGTTATCCTAAAGGCTTACACACTGCACAACTAAGTAGTGGAGATACATTATTTGTAGGTGCGGATACAAGTGCTTATAAGTTAAGTGGTACATCTTTTACTGAAGTAGTCACAACAACTGTGGACTTTAATGAAGGAACTATCGAAGATGGAAATGTTAATGATTCTATAATATCACCATATGTAAACTTTCACACCACACAATGGGCGTACCACTATGATGATAATGTAGACTTAGACGTTACAGAAACTTTCACTTATCCTATTAGCAATTATTCTATGGATTTTGAGAGAGTTCTTGAATCAGTATCTTCAAGTGGCTATGAATGGACTAGTGTGAACGTTTATGTTAGAGATTCAAGCGATAATAGTTTGGTTAGAATATATAATCAGATGGAAGATGATGATGCTACAACGTGGGTTGAAAAAATTTATGTAAATGGGAATATAGTTGTTGATGCAGTGAGAGGTACAAGCACTCAAAATTTTACAAATATTTATTATATAGACTATGTAGATGGCAATTTAATTATAAAAAGAGATACAACTACATTATACAATAACGAAATAGAATTAGAGGATGCTAAGAGCATAAGGGGAGTAGTAACTAAACAAAATAGTGATTCTAAAATTTACGAAGTTAATGTTCAAGGTTACTCTGAAGCATCATATGTTTCTAAAATTTTTGATTTATCACAAACTCCAGTTGCCAATACATTAGATTGGACTTCCACTGTAGATGCAAATATGTCTTTAACTTTTCAAGCTAGGGGAAGTGACGATGGTGTTACTTTTAACGATTGGAGTACAATTCCTAGTAGTGGTAGTTCTATTCCAAACAAAAGATATGTTCAAATACAGTTTTATTTTATCAAAACAGGAACTCTAACATCTATATCTTCAGTTGATGATTTTACTATAACCTACACACCTTCGTTTAACACTGCAACACAGTTCGACACAGGACTTACAGGTAATAAAATAAGATGGGTTAATTATCAAGGACAACAAGATGATGGCACTGGTACTGCAACAGAATTAAAACAATATGTTTATTATTGCGACGGTACAAGTTACAAGAAGTATGATGGTACAACTGTAACAGATATAACTTCGAGTGTAGTAGCACCGAATATAATATACGAACATAAAGGATATATGTTCTTTGTACCAAGTGGAGATGAAACGAGATTGTATTATTCAGACCCATATGGTGCAGATGCAACAGACCCGTTAAATGCTTTTGAAGTTACAGATGCAACGTACTACATACAATTCCCGTCTAAAATTAAAGGTTTAAGGACATTTCAAGGTAAGTTGGTAGTAAGTGGTGATGGATTTACTTCTTTCGTTACAGGAGATATATTTGGCGGTACAGACGATAATACAGTAGTATATGAGATAGATGACAAAGGTGTACCTAACCACGAATCAATGGCAATATGTTCTACTAACCAAGGCAACATACTAGCATTAGTAACGAGAGATGGACTTGTATATTTATCAGGTTCAGAATATGAGAATGCTTTAGAACAAAAACCTTTAACTACAACTGTTCAATCATATATAAACGAAGGTTCTTTTACTAATTCATATTTAAAATACCATGATGGTAAATTATACTTTGGTTTCAATAGTGGAGTAGTACCAACAGATTATGTAGACAGTATATTAGTATTTAACTTTAGAAATCAATTAACAATAGATGGTGTATGGGATATAGGACTTAATGATATGGCAGTATTTAACAATAGACTATACGGTTCTTCATCTGATACAACTAACATACTAGAATTATTATCAGGACAAAGTGATAACGGTTCAGATATAAACATGAAAGCAGTTATAAGGTTTAACTTTGGTAACGTAGAAACTACAATACAAAGAGTTAAAATTAAAGCAACTACTGATAGTAATTTTACAGATTTAACAAATGCTAATTTGATAGTATATAATGATTCACATAAAAGAGATATTGATTTAACTGGTGGTAGATGGAGAGAAAGTCAAACACATTATCCACAATATAAAGGACAGGATTTAATGGAAAGTAAAAGATCAATTAAAAAACGTGGTACATTTGTAGAGGCAACATTCGCAGTTGAGTCGTCATACAAATTTGAAATAGATAGTTTAGAGTTTGAATACAAGGGGGTAAGACAGTAATGGCAAGTTATGAAAATTTAAAGAAACAATTTCAAGATATTGCAACTGCCGCAGGTTCTACCACAGGAGAAATAGATGATGATGTGCTAGATAAGATTATAGCTGGTACTCATGGTTCTTATAGTGTAGCAGATGATACTATTGTTAGACGACCGGGAGAAGGTTATGTAGCACCAGAAACTACACCTAGAGATACTTCTACACGTTCAAGAAACGATATGCGTAGAGAGTTGTTGCTACCA